TTCCAACCTCCGCGTTGTCAAAGGCACCGCCGTCTACACCGCAGCCTTCACGCCCCCCACCACCCCGCTGACGGCCATCACCAACACCTCCCTGCTGTGCTTGCAGGACAACCGCTTCAAAGACAACAGCACCAACGCCTTTGCCATCACGCGCAATGGTGACACGCGCATCAGCAAGTTTGCGCCGTTCAACCCGCCAGCGTCTTACAGCACGGCCTCGTATGGTGGTAGTGGGTATTTTGATGGGACGGGGGATTACCTGAGCATTGCGGACTCGGCCACCATTCGCTTTGGCACGGGCACTTTTACCATTCAAGGATGGGTCTACCGAGGCGCAGCAGGAGCCACGCACACTATTGCGGCCAAGGGCGGGGCGTCTACAGGATGGGTGTTGCAGATCACTTCGACAAACGTGCTGCGATTTACAGACACGACAACCAACATTGACACCACCACCACCATCCCGGCGTCAACGTGGGCGCATGTGGCCGTCGTCAGAACCGGCACGGGGGCCAACGGGCTAAAGCTGTATATTAACGCGGTGGACAGCGCCACAGGCACCAGCAGCACAGATTTTAGCCAAACAGACGCGCTGAACATCGGCGCGGATCGGTCCAACGCAAACGCGTTCAACGGCTACATCTCCAATCTGAAGTACACGGTAGGCACGGCAGAAAGCATTTCTGTCCCCGCGTCTCCAATTACGGGCGGTACGGTGTTGTTGAACTTCACCAACGCAGGCATCTTTGACGCGGCCACGATCAACAATGGTCAGACCGTGGGCAATGCGCAGGTCAGCACCACGCAGGCGAAGTGGGGCACGACATCGATGTATTTCGATGGCACGGGGGATTGGTTTCCGATACAAAGAAGGGTTGAACTTTCTTTTGGCACAGGCTCTTTCACGATTGAAGGCTGGATAAATGTTGCAAGTGTTGATGCCACATATCGGTGCATATTTAGCATAGGTACTCCTGTCCAAATTTATGCTCGAAGTGGAACCATTGAAGTTTATTTCAATGATTCGGACGACCAGGTTTCGTATATTGTCAACGGCCAAACCGGACCTGCATCATCAATAACGGCAAACACTTGGGCTCATTTTGCTGTTGTAAGAGATGGCACCACATTTACAACCTATGTGAATGGTGTAGGAGGAACTGCCGCAACTGGCGTCTCTGCCGCAGTTTTTTACAGCGCAGTATCGCCTTTAATTGGCGTAGCTGGGCCAAGTTTGACTTTGCCGTTTACTGGCTACATCCAAGACCTGCGCATCACCAACGGTTACGCCCGCTACACGGCCAACTTCACCGCACCCACCTCAGCCTTCCCGACGCTATGACGCTCTACAGCAAAAACGGGTCGATCCCGAAGCCGCAGACGGACGGCACACCCGGCTGGGTAGAGGTGCCTGAGCCTCCTGTGCCTGGACCCGGTGAGGAAACGGTCTGGTGGTGCCCGCCCGGATGGGTGGTGCGGCCTGTGGAGCCCGCGCCGGTCGAGGGCTATGTGTGGAAGTGGAGCCAGAGTGAAACGCAGTGGGTTGACTATCAGTTGCCACCTAATCCTGGCCCCGCTCCTGGCCCCGCTCCTGGCCCTGCGCCGGCGCCGATGCCCAGCGGCAACGTGACGATTTGAGGCATGATGTCTAAGACACCCGCCTGGACGCGCAAGGAAGGCCAGAACCCCAAGGGCGGCCTGAATGCCAAGGGACGCGCCTCTGCCAAGGCCCAAGGCATGAACCTGAAGCCCCCTGCGCCGAACCCGAAAACCGAGAAGGACGCCGCACGGCGCAAGTCGTTCTGCGCTCGCATGGGCGGGATGCCTGGGCCGATGAAGGACGAGAAGGGCAAGCCTACCCGCAAGGCGCTGGCCCTGAAGGCGTGGAACTGCTGACATGCAAATCCCAATCGTCAGCGGCATCTACACCGACAACGGCCCTGACCTGCGCACGGCCTACCCGGTCAATTTCTTTGTCACGCCCAAGGGCAGCGGCATCAGCGATGCCTACCTGCGGCCGGCTGACGGGATCGTGAGCGATGGCACCGGCCCAGGCACTGACCGGGGCGGCATCGAGTGGCGCAACACGCTCTATCGCGTCATGGGCACCAAGCTGGTGAGCATCGCCAGCAATGGCGCCGTCACCGTGCTGGGCGATGTGGGCGGCCCCGTGGATGAGCTGGTCGCGTTCGACTACTCGTTCGACCGCCTGGCCGTCGTGTCGGGCGGCCGGCTCTACTACTGGAACGGTGCCACGCTCACGCAGGTGACGGACCCGGACCTGGGCACGGTGTTGGTCGATGTGGTGTGGGTTGACGGCTATTTCATGGTCACGGACGGCGAGTTCCTGGTGGTCACCGAGCTGAGCGACCCGACGCAGGTCAACCCCCTGAAGTACGGTTCATCCGAGGTGGACCCAGATCCGGTGGTGGCCCTGCTGAAGCTGCGCAACGAGGTGTACGCGCTGAACCGTCACACCATCGAGGTGTTCGACAACGTGGGCGGCGATCTGTTCCCTTTCGGGCGCATCGACGGTGCGCAGATCCAGAAGGGCGCCATCGGCACGTTTGCGTGCTGCGTCTTCAACGAGATGATTGCCTTCCTAGGCTCCGGCCGCAACGAGGCCCCCGGCATCTACATGGCCGCCAATGCCACGGCGCAGAAGATCAGCACCGACGAGATTGACCGCCTATTGCTGACCTATACCGAGTCGCAACTGGCGCGGGTGAAGCTGGAGGCCCGCAACGACAAGAACCACCAGCTTCTGTACGTCCATCTTCCAGACCGCACGGTGGTGTTCGACCTCGCTGCCACGCAGGCTCTGAACCAGCCGATCTGGACGACCCTGACCACCACGCTCACGGGCTTCGCGCAGTACCGGGCGCGCAACTTCGTCTGGGCCTATAACCAATGGTGTATCGGTGACCCGTCGTCATCGGCCATCGGGCACTTCGTGGACACGCGCAGCGACCATTGGGGCCAGACGGTGCGCTGGGAGTTCGGCACGATCATCGTCTACAACGCCGGCAGCGGCGCCCTGTTCCACGAACTGGAACTGGTGGCGCTCACGGGCCGCGTGGCGCTGGGGCTGGACCCGCAGATCAGCACCAGTTACTCCCTCGATGGCTCGGCATGGGGGCAGGATCACTACATCCGCGCCGGGGCCATCGGCAACCGCACGAAACGCCTGGTGTGGCTACGGCAGGGATCCATGCGCCACTGGCGTATGCAGCGGTTTCGGGGTGACAGTCAGGCGCACCTGTCGTTCGCCCGCCTGGAGGCGCAGATCGAGGCGCTGGCGTACTGATGGCCGCGTCCAAACTCAACCTCACGCGGGATCAACTCGCGTCGTTCCTGCAAGACCATGAACAGGTGCGGCAGTTCGAGCGCCTGTTCTCAAACGTGCGCGAACTGGAGCCCACCACGCTGGTGGATCTGGCCATCGCTGCGGGCACTGCCGATCAGAAGGCCACCGAGGCGCTGGACGCTGTGACCACACTGGCGCAGGACACCGCGCTGCAAGCCGAGGCCAAGGCGCAGCAGGCGCTGGACGCCGTTGAGCAGATGCGCACGGCGCTGGAACTGCTGACCACTGCGCCACCCCCGCGTGAGTTCAAACGGTCGCGCTACGGGTCTTTTTACAGCACCGCCACGCAAACCGCGACGACCATCAACACGGCCACCGGGGTAACGCTGAACACCACGGACCTGTCATCCGGCGTGTTCCTGAGCGGTTCCCCGCAGACGCGCATCAACGTGGACACGGACGGCATTTACAACCTGCAACTGTCTGTCCAGCTTGACAAGACCGCTGGCGGAACCGCAGAGTTCTACATCTGGTTTCGCAAGAATGGTGTGGACGTCACTGACTCTGCCAGTCAGATCAGAATACAGGGCAACAACGCCGAGATTTTCTCGGCCCTGAACTACTTTTTCAGCCTCAAAGCCGGCGATTACGTCGAGGTCATGTTTTCGGTGAGTGACCTGTCAGTGGAACTGCTGGCCGTGCCTGCCGCTGCCCCACATCCAGGCATCCCGTCCATCATCGTCACCGTGTCCAACAACATCCAGGGGTTCCAATGACCGTAACAGTCCGCGTCCTCGTCCCTTCCAAGCAACTGGAGGCCACGCAGACCACGCAGTACACCGCCACCAACGCCAAGGCCATCATCGACAAGGCCACGGTGACGAACACCGACACGGTGAACCGCACGTTCTCCGTGAACCTCGTCACCTCGGGCGGCTCGGCTGGTAACTCGAACCTCGTCATTGACGACCGCACCGTGGTGCCGCGTGAGACCTATTTGTGCCAGGAACTGGTGGGCCAGGCGCTGGAGTCGGGCGGGTTCATCTCCACCGTCGCCAGCAACGCCACGGCGCTCACGCTGCGGGTGTCTGGACGCGAAATCACCTGACGGGTATGATGCACGCGCCGAGTTCATGGCTTCCGGCAGCCTCTGAGGACGCCATGAGTTACAGCCTGCGCACGCATTTCGACTCGCTGATGCTGCCCGCCGACGCTGCGGAGTGGCTACTCATGCTGTGGCAGAGCATCCAGACGTTCGACGACTACGCCGACGACGATTCTGTCAGGCGCGAGGCGCTGGACGCGACGATCTGGAACGTCTTGGTGGCCATGCCGCAGAACGCGTTTTTCTCGCGCCATGTGACCGAACTGGTGCCTCTGGTGGGCATGATGGTGCTGAAGTGGCAAGCCTCTGACCGCGTGGAGCGCGAAGGCAACGCATCGGCTCAATCCTACGTCTGGCGGGCCGGCTACTACGAACTGGTGCTGGCCGCCGTGCGTCTGTGCCACGGCCCTGTGGCGGCGGCATCGGTGGCTCACAAGGTGCTGGGCATGTACGGCGAGACGCTGGACGACTATCTGACCGAGTTCAAAAAAGGAGGCAGCGATGCCTAATCCCGTAGTCGCGATTGCCGGGAGTTCCGTCCTCGGATCGATCACGCAGTCCCGTGCAGCCAGCAAGGCCGCAGGCGCACAGACGCAAGCCGCCGAGATGGGGATTGAGGAGCAGCGGCGGCAGTTCGACGAGATGCAGCGCCTGCTGGCACCGTATGTCCAGGCTGGTCAGCCGGCGCTCGCAGGCATGCAGAACCTCATCGGCCTGGGTGGCGCAGAGGCGCAGCAGCAGGCCATCTCTGGCATCGAGCAGAGTCCGCTGTTTCAGGCACTGACCCGTCAGGGTGAGGAGGCGATCCTGCAACGCGCATCGGCCACTGGTGGGCTGCGTGGGGGCAACGTGCAGGCCGCGCTGGCGCAGTTCCGGCCTCAGATGCTCCAGCAGGCGCTGGAACAGCAGTACAGCCGACTCGGCGGCCTGACATCGCTGGGCCAGCAGTCTGCGGCTCGCGTGGGCGCGGCAGGTATGAACACTGGCGTGAACGTGGGCAACCTGCTGCAGCAGCAAGGCGCAGCCCAGGCCGGCGGGGCGCTGGGGCGTGGCGCTGCGTTTGGTCAGTTTGCTCAGATTCCGGGGATGTTAGGCGGGTATCAGTTGCAGACCGGAAAGGACATTTTCGGTAGTCTGTTCGGCGGCACGCCGATCCAGCCCGGTGTAATCAGCGGCCTGCCGTCCTACGCGGTCATGCCCGGTCCTTGAGGTAGCACCATGGTCCAACCGTTCAACTACGTTATCCCCCAGGCAGACCCGTTTGCGGGGGTGCTGCAGGGGCTGAAGCTGGGTGCTTCGATGCAGGAGCTGGAAGCTGCGCGGGAGCAGCGGGCTGCACAGACTGACGCGCTTCGGCAAAAACTTGCAATGGAGCAGCAGGTAGCACAACGAGCCGCTGCCAATGAGGCCGAGTTACAACAACTTCAAGCGGTTCCGTTTGAGGGGATGACGAGGCAGCAGCAGTTGCGGCTGCTTCAACTGACCAACAGCGAGGCCAGCAGAGCGTTCATTGGACGGCAGCTTGAACAGATGCCTGCCGCCGCAATGGAGACTCGTCTGCGTCGGTCTGGCAGCATCGTCAACGCTTTGAGGATGAATCCTGAAATCGGAATCAAGTTGTTGCGCGAGTCATCCGAAGCCGAACAAGACCCCATTCAAAAGAAGGCTTATGACGACGCGGCAAGCATCGCTGAGAAGAATCCATTACTCGCCGCAAGAATGATTCACGGCATGATGGATTTCATCGGTGCTGGTGATGAGAAGGCCAAGCGATCCGCCGATGCCGTGGTCAACTTCCTCGACCGTGCCGGTGCGCCGCTGTACCCCAAAGAGCCTGGGAAGCCGATGGTGGTTGGGCAGGGAGCGTCTGTGTATGACCCTGACACCGGCACATTCAAGCAAGCCCCTGTTGCTCCCGCAAAAGCGACTCCGGGTGAAGTTGAGGAACTTGTCAATCGGTTGCAAGATCCGAATCTGACACCTGACGCTCGCAGGGCGATTCAGGGTCGGATCAACATTCTGACGACTAGGGAAGCGCCTGCGCCGCGTGAAGCAAAAGACGATCCGCGAAAGGTGGTTGCTTTCCGAGAGACAGACGCTGCGGGCAACGTCACACTGCTCAACAAGTTTGGCGAGGTCATTACGCCCACTGCGCCAGTGCGCGGCAAACCGAGCGCGACGTTTGAAAAAACAACCGCGCAGCGCAAGCAACTTTCCGTTGACATTGACCGCACAATCATCGAACTGACAGAGGTTGCGAAGCGCGGTGGACTAATTGATCAGTCCACCGGCAGTGGCATTGGGCGCGCTATCGATGTTGGAGCAGGGTTCGTTGGTCAAGCCACCCCTGGAGCAATTGCCATCGGCAGGCTGCAACCAATTGCCGACATGGTGCTCAAGATGGTGCCTCGGTTTGAGGGGCCTCAGTCGGACAAAGACACGCGCTCTTACAAGGAGGCTGCGGGTCAACTTGCTGACGCCACTCTTCCGAACGAGATTCGTAAGCAAGCCGCGCTTGAGATTGTGCGACTGATGAAGGCACGCAAAGGTCAATTTGTGACCGAATCAATGGCTGCGGAAGGTGTTGGCGCTGCACCATCTCCGACACCTGCGCCCGCTGGTGGAGGCGCTGTATCAGTAACGCTGCCCGATGGTCGAACGGTGTCATTCCCGAACCAGGCTGCTGCTGATCAGTTCAAACGGGCCGCAGGGCTCTGACGACAATGGCAACGATTGATGACCTGATTAAGCGGTTTGGTGGCGCTGTTTCGCCCGCGCCTGCCCCGGCAGTCGATTTGGCCGCACTCGCGGCGCAGTATGGCGGCGCCATGCAACCCGCCACACCCCCCGGTGTGATCCCCGGTGCTGCACCTGGTCAAGTTGCACCGCCTGCACAACCTGCGCAAGTGCCGCTGACTCAGCGGGCCATCACATTCGTAAGGCCGACCGTCGAGGCGCTTGGTACTGCCGGTGGTGCTGTGGTCGGTGGCGGCGGTGGCACGCTGCTTGCACCTGGTCCTGGCACTGCGCTGGGTGGTGTGACGGGCGCTGGCCTCGGCTACGGACTGGCCAAGGGTGGTCTTGATCTGCTGGAGACCGCGCTTGGCTATCGTCAAGGCCCTGCTACGGCCGGTGAGGCGCTGATCGGTGGTGCGCGGGATGTGCTGACCGGGGCTACCTACGAGACTGCCGGCCGCGTGGCCGCACCCATCGTCTCCGCAGCGCTCCAAAAGTTCGGCGCATCGGCCACCCGTGCCCTTGATGTCAAGGGACGACAGGCTACCAAGATCGCTCGCGCCGCAGCCGGTAGGGAAATCGACGCCATCCGCTCCGCGTTGCGTGGTGCTGACCCCAGCGACCTACCGTCTCAGGCCACTGCCAACATCGACCGCAAGGCGTGGCAGTCGCTCAATGATCTTGGCAAATCACTCGATGAAACCGATGTCATCTTGCGTCAGCAGAGCGAGGACCGACTGGCTGAGTTGGCACGCTTGGCACGCGGCGGCAACGAGACAGAAATCCGCAACGCCATTGACGAATCTCGGTCTGTCTTGAATCAACTCACCACGCCAATGCGTGAAACCGAGATGGCTGCTGCCAATCAGGCAGCGCAGACGATGGCTCGCCTGCAGCCACAGATCGCACAGCGTCAGCAGTCGATGGTGTCGGCGCTGCGGCAGGGGCAACCTGCACCCGTACCTGCGCCGCAACAAGGCGGCTTGATCAGAGGCACCGTGATAGGCGAGCCGTTGCAAGGTCAGTCGATGGTTGTGCCGGGAACGGAGGCAGCACGACTCAACACCCTCGCTGCTCAAGCGCAAGGGCCTCTGCGGCGACCGGATCAGATGATCGTTGCTGGTGAGCCGATTGACCGTTCTGCGACATTCCTGCGCAACCGTCTTGCCGCATCAGCCACTGAACAACAGGAAACCGCAGACATCTTCACTCGCCTCGCTGGTCAGCGTCGCGCCGAGCGTGATTTTCTTCAACGGCAGATGGGCAGTTTGGAAGACTACGGCCTGCGCCCGCTGAGCATCGACAACGTGACGGACGCGATTCGGGCGTCAATGACCGCGCCAGGCAAGCGCATGAGCAAGATCCACCAGCAAGTGATGGGTCAGTTGGATTCACAGCTTCGCTCTGCCGCCGCGCTGAATAACGGCGTAGTGGATGTGCGTGACCTCTACACCATCCGCAAAGAAGGCGTCAACGAGATCATCGACACCTTAATGGCCGGTCAAGATCCGAAGGTGAGCAAGAAGGTTGCCGCCGACGTATTGGCCATCGTTCGACCAGAAATCGACAATGCCATCGTTCGCGCGGGCGGCACTGAATGGAAGCAGTATCTGGACACTTTCTCAAAGGGTGCGAAAGACCTTGAGAAGCGCCAGATGGCTGCTGAGGCGTTCCGCATGTTCAAGGACTCTCCAGAAGAGTACGTCAAACTCGTCCGTGGTAACAACACCGCTGCTGTCGAGTCTGTCTTCGGCACAGGCAACTTCGACATCTTCAAGGAGATGGGTAAGGAGATGTCCACGCTCAACAAGGTGGCCTCCTACGTCGAGCGGCAAGGTGTCATTGCAGACAAGGCCAAGGGTGGACGCGAGGAACTGGTGCGACTGATCGACGCCAACAACTGGCGTCGCCGCCTACCCAACTGGTTCAATCCTGTGGTCACTGCTGCCAATCTGGCGCTGCGGGACGTCGAGAAGCGCATCAACGAGAAGACCCTCGACATCATTCGACAGGCCACCTTGTCCAACCAGTCAATGCTGGAGTTGCTTGAAGGACTGCCGCCCAGTGAGCGCAAAAAGCTCATGCGACTCGTCAACGGTTTGTCTGAAGGTGCCAAGACACAAGGCGCTCGCGCAGGCGTCACCGCCACAATGGCACCCGAACAGCCCGAACCCGCACAGTAACACCGCCTCTAGGAGCCCCCATGCCCGCTCTCAGCATCCAGCCCCCGTACCCCATCTTCACCGACACGGACGGCCAGCCGCTGGAGAACGGCTACATCTGGATCGGCACGGCGAACCAGAACCCGATCACGAACCCGATCACGGCCTATTGGGATGCGGCGCTCACAGTGACTGCGGCCCAGCCTGTGCGCACGCTGAACGGGTATCCGGTCAACGCTGGCACGCCGGCCAGGCTGTACGTCAACAGCGATTACTCGATCCAGGTGCAGAACAAGAACGGCAGCGTGGTGTATTCGGCGCCGGGGGCTACGGAGCGGCTGAGCGCTGATCTGGTGACGTTCATCCAAGCCGGCACTGGAGCAGTCACGCGCACGGCGCAGGCGAAGATGCGTGAGACAGTGAGCGTCAAGGACTTTGGTGCTGTTGGTGATGGTGTGACGGACGACACTGCCGCGATTCAGGCGACGATTAGTTACGCGCAGACTTCAAAAGCCGCTGTTTTGCTACCTGCTGGCGATTACAAAATCACCAATACCTTGTCCATAACGGATGAGATTTGCTTTCAAGGCGAGGGTAGTTTTCAGTCTAAACTGATTTTGTACACGGCGTCTGCGTCAACCGTTGCGCTTCTTGTCGATGTCGGCAATAACGCCAGCATTATTGGTGCCAGAATCGGTGGATTTGGTATTCGTTGCAACGGCGGCGCGGCGCGTGGTATCGGCATGCGTGTTCAAACCACTGCGACCAACAGCGCGGTCAGCAATTGCGTATTTGAAGAAATGTATATCACGCACGTCAACGTAGGCGTGTCTATGACTGGCGTGATCTACATGAGCACGTTCCGGAATATCACAGTGTCTGGAAATGTTGACACTTATGGGTGGTACGCCACAACTGCTCAAGAGATCATATACAACAGCTATGAAGACTTAGAAGTCACCAACGTCAATAACGGCGCGTGGGCGTATTACTTTGCGCCAGCCGTTGCCAGCCAGTTTCGCAACCTGACCGCAGATGGGTGCTGCTACTTTGCAGGTGCATACACGCGGGTGCAGGGACTGTCTGTTGAAGGTATTTACGCCGCTACCACGCCGTCTTCAGCCGCTGTAACAATTGATCAGATTGCTTGCCTGACGGACGTTGCACTGATCAACATTCCAAATTCCAAATGCAGCCAAGGCATCAATGCGGTTGCAACATACCTTGAGATTTCAAACGTCCTGTTCCCGGACGCGGGTGCGGGAAATCAACCAAACACGCCGGTGATTTGGCAAACAGGTGGGACGGGAGTTTTATCCAATGTCCGCATGAATCGGACTGTTGTTAACAAGCTGGAAAATGCCATGTCAGACAGCGTTCTGTCTGGCTTTTTGATATTTGGTTGCCAAACAGTCACCGACCGCAACCTAACCTACTACGAAGGAACCTGGACTCCCGGATTCGCTTCGTGGTCAACAGCGCCAACCGTTAGTTCTGCGAAGTACATTCGTGTCGGTCGCACCGTAACTGTGTTCTTGAACTTTAATGGCGGCGCTTGCGTTGATTACTCGACCATCACCGGCCTTCCGTTCACTTCCAACTCTACGGTTGGCGGCACAGCGATGATGGCGTCTGGGGACGTTGCAAAGCGATTCACTGCACAGATTCCGACAGGGGCCACTTCCATCAGTGACATCCCCGCGCAGACGTTGACCAGCGTTTTCTGCCAATTAACTGCGACCTATCACGCGGCATGATGACCCCCCGCCCCGCGCCCCCAATCCTCCGCTGGTTCCTGCGAACCTTCGGCTACGGCGGCATCACGCTGCCGCCGTGGGGCATCTTCATCCTGGCCGAGCGCATCAACGAGGCGGCGCTCGTCAGGCATGAGCAGGCGCACTGGCAACAGGCGCAGCGCATGGGTGTGGTGAAGTTTTACGTCATGTACCTCTGGTATTTGCTCAAATTCGGTTATAGTCCAAAGCACCCAATGGAAAGAGAGGCTTTGGATGCAGAGCGTGGAGATCGACCAGATGGTCGGGCGTAGATTTGGTCAAAGAGTTGTCGTGCGACTAGCTGGTCGTGACAACTCCAGAGGGTATACGTACATCTGCCGCTGTGACTGTGGCCGAGAGGACACGGTTCGTAAATCGGCGCTGATGATCGGCAAAAGCATTAGGTGCCACGCTTGTTCGGCAAAGTTAACGCGGAATAAACGCACGCATGAGCTGTCTGGAACCCGTCTCTACAGCATATGGAAAAGCATGGTTTACAGAAGCACTCGAAGCTCGGTCAAGAACTATGCTGGGCGAGGCATAGGCGTATGCGATGAATGGAAAGACCCCATCAAGTTTCATGAGTGGGCACTCTCTTCGGGATACTCAGACAAATTGTCGATTGACAGAATAGATGTTGACAAGGGGTACTGTCCTGAAAACTGCCGTTGGGCGACCTTGAAGCAGCAAAGAGAGAACGTTCAGGTTCTGACGGAGACGAACAAGAGCGGGTATCGCGGCGTAAGCGCAAAGCATGGCCGTCCAGGAACATGGCTTGCGCGGCTTACTTACAATGGCAAGATCATCCATCTTGGCCACCACCGAGACCCAATCGAAGCCGCCATTGCGCACGACAGATATATCTTTCAGCATGGACTGAAAAGGCCGACTAACTTTACACTTCTGGAAGTCGAAGCACGCGAGGCTGAGCGATGACGGACTACATCGGCCCTGAGCGGCGCAAGGGTGGCATCACCGAAGACCGGGTGCAGGTGCTCATCCAGGAGGCCGTGAGCAAGGCCCTGGCGGCGCATGAGCAGCACCTGACCACGCACATGGACAACCAGTTCAGGGCGCTGCGGCAATCGTTTGCAGATGCCTTTCCCGGTGGCGATCCGCACGGGCATCGCATTGCGCACGAGAAGGCCATTGCGAACGCTTCGTGGTGGGACAAGACCAAGAGTGATGCGTTCTCAAAAGTCACGGCAGCCGGACTCTGGGCCATCGTGGTGTTCTTGTGTGTGGCCGCATGGGAGCACATCAAAGCGGAGGCGAAGAAATGAACCCCCTGATCCTCGGGCCGATCCTAGAGGTAGGCAAGACCCTGCTGGACCGATTCGTCCCTGACCCGGAGGCCAAGCGCCAGGCCGAGATGGAACTGGTTCGGATGGCCGCAGAGGGCGAACTGAAGCAGACCATCGCGCAACTGGAGATCAACGCCCGTGAGGCCTCTCACGCATCGGTGTTCGTGGCCGGCTGGCGGCCCGCGTTCGGCTGGTGCGGTGCGCTCGGGTTCCTCTACGCCACCATCATCCAGCCGCTGCTGGCCTGGGGCGCTGCCGTGAAGGGCTGGCCTGCACCCCCTGCGCTGAACCTCGATCTGCTGTGGGTGGTGGTGACGGGCCTGCTGGGTATTGGCGGGCTCAGGACTTTCGAGAAGACCAAGGGAGTGACCAAGTGAACTGGTCCGACTACCCCAATTTCACCGAGGCCGAGTTCCGCTGCCGCCACTGCGGCAAGCAGGAGATGAAGCCCGAGTTCATGGGCCGGCTTCAGGCGCTGCGGGATGTCTACAAGCGGCCCATGACGATTACGTCAGGTTATCGCTGTCCTGATAATCCCATCGAGAAGGCCAAGGCCACGCCAGGGATGCACGCGACGGGCCTGGCCTGCGATGTGGGCGTGCAGGGCGCAGACGCGCACGAACTGCTGCGCCTGGCGATGCACCTCGGGTTCACCGGCATTGGCGTGCAGCAGAAGGGCGCGGGTCGGTTCATCCACCTCGATCTGCGGGCCACGCCGACGGTGTGGTCGTACTAGCGGGCAAAGACCATCGCCAGAACGGCCAAGCCGGCCACGATTGCACTGGCAACGCAGAGTGCGGCGATGACCTCGCCCTCCCAGAACTTGGCTCCGTAAAAGTCGGGGTCATCCTGGCCCAACTCGGTGCAGGGCTCGGCGGCTTCGGGGTAACGACCCTGCTGGTCGCAGCCGTGGGGGATGCGGTGGTGTTTCATCTTCCAATCTCCTTGAAAAGCAACGGGCCGGCGGTGTAGACCCACCGGTACTTGGTTCGCACTGTCGGGTCGGCGCGCTTGGTGCGCGTGACCCAGCCTGCTTGCTCGGCATAGCGCAGGGATGCGCCCACGTTGTTGGGCTTCATGTCCCACTTGATGCCGACGTCGTGGGTTGTCAGTTCTTCTTCGGGGTTGCGGGCGAAGAAAACCGCCACGTGGGTGACGATGCTCATGGGTTTCGCTCCTTGCAAGCCTGCTCGATGGCGCGGGCAAAGGTAAACACCCGCGTCTTCAAGTCCGCGTTCCACGGCGTGTCGTGCCAGCACTTGGCAATCTCCTCCTCGCTCAACGAGCGCCACTCGCGGCGGGGTGGGTGGGTGAAGAGGGGAGTCCAGTTACGTCCACCAGTACCCTTATTCCAAACCAAATACTCTCGCTCGGTGTTGGAGTTTTGGTAGCGCCACGCCACCGGCTCCTGCTCCGGCTGCTCCAGCGCGGCGCGGAGGTTGATGGCGGCCTGTCTTCCGGCTTGGGATGCCACGGGCGGCGCCAGCGACTGCCACCCGTTCAGTTCTTCCAGAGCTTCAAGCGCCTGCTGGGCGGCTTCGCGTAGGGTTGTCATGTCATGCTCCTTCCAATCTCAGCCGCAGCCCTGACGATGGCGCGGCGGGTGGCGGCGAGGGGGTCGCCGTTGTGCATCTGTGCGATTCGGATCGGGAGCTTGCCGTCTTCAAAGTCGTCAGGGCACGGGGCGACCCCCGCGTAAGTTGCACCAAGGTGCGGGCCGACCGTAAACCCCAACTTCACCGCCAACCGCAGCGCATCGCCGTCGTCGGTGAGGGGGTTCCAAGGAGTCCAGCCCATTTCAGCGCGGATTCGTGGCGTGTCATGAATCCATCCAAACTCAATCCCCGCCGCCTTCGCAGCGGCCTCAAGCAATTCGCGGTCTGTCATTGCCCCTCCCCCGCCATCTCCAACTGCGCTCGCAGCCGGTGGATCCGCGTCTCATGGTAGAACACCATCGCGTTGGCGTAGTCGCGCCCGGTCTGCGCTTCCAGCAGGCCGCGCCTGGCCTGGTCCAACTCGCGGGCGATCAACTCCTCGGGGCTCGGGGTGCGAAAAGGATTCGGGATGCGGATCATTGGTGGACTCCTGTTGCAAAAAGTGCTTGCATCGTATGAGCATTGTGATACGATGTCAAGCATGAACAAGCGAACCACTTTCCTCACTGTGCGTCTGCCTCAGCAGACACACCAAGCGTTCCGCGCCAAGGCCGAGAAGTACGGAGGTATTTCAGAGGTCTTGCGCGAACTGGTCGATGCGTTCATCGAGGATCGCATCACCATCACCCCACCTGCAACCCCGAAGAAGGAGTCTCTGTATGTCACTCGAAGCCAAAATTGAAAACCTGACCAACGCGATCAACGCTCTGGTCGCTGCGATGGGCGCTCGCCCCGTTGCTGCACCCGCTGCAGCCCCTGCTGTGGTCACCATCACACCCACCTCGCCAGTGCCTGCACCGGCCCCTGTCGTGCCTGCGATGCCCGCGCCACCCGTGTTCGCGCCGCCTGCACCCGTGGCACCGGCCGCCACGCTGCCCAAGGCACCGTTCACCGATCAGAAAAGTCTGATCGACTACGTGATGGCGTCCTACAAGGCGCTCGGCGTGGCCAAGGGTGCGCAGATCCAGCAGGTTCTGGTTGCGCTCGGGCACCAGAACATCAACGATGTGAAGCCTGAGAACTACGACGCCCTGTTTGCTGGCGTGGAAGCACTCAAGTGAGCACCGCCCACGCCAACCTGTCGCCCTCCAAGCGGCACCGCTGGGCCGCGTGCCCGGGCAGCGTGCGCGAGGAGGCCGCCTACCCCGATGAGCGCAGCGGCGCTGCGGCCATCGACGGCACCCACTCGCACACGCTGCTGGAGCACTGCGTCAAAGCCGGCGCGGCCGACCCCTCGCCAATGGTCGGCATCAAGATGAAGGATGACGATGGTGAGTTCATCGTCGATGCCGACCGTGTAGCACGGGTCAAGGTCGCCATCGACTACATCAAGCAGCGCCACGCCGAGTCGCTGGGCATCGCTCAGTTGATCGCCGAGGAGCGGGTCAACCCGCAGTGGCTGCTGACTCGGGATGATCTGCACGGGAGCGTGGACGTCCAGATCCACGACAACCTGCACGGGGTGCTGGAGATCATCGACTACAAGGACGGGATGAACGACGCCTGGGACTCGGCAATCCTGCAGATGGAGCAGTACGCTGTGGGCGCACTGGCCGGGTTCAAGATTGCCAAGCCCAACCCGTACCCGTTCAAGACCGTGCGCATGACGGTCATCCAGCCGAAACTGGCGCTGCGTGGTGGCCAGGCGATCAGGTCTGTGGACTACCCTGTGGAGAAGGTGGTCGATGAGGTGGCTCGCACCATCGTCATCGAGGCGGCGGCCACGGACAGACCCGACGCGCCCCTGGTGCCTGGTGAGAAGCAGTGCAAGTATTGCCGCGCCAAGGGCGGCTGCGCGGCACTCAGCACCAAGGCGCTGGAGGTCGTGGACACGATGGACATCACGGCCAGCGCGGCCGAGAAGGATCCGACCAAGATGACGGACGAGCAGATCGTCCAGATCATGGAGGCGGCACCGCTGCTGCGTCAGATGCTCGAAGGCGTAGAGAAGGAAGCCCAGACCCGCATGGAGCGCGGCGCGGACATCCCGGGCCTGAAGATGGTCAACGGCAAGGGACACCGCGCCTGGAGGCTGTCTGACGAGGAGATGGCCGAGCGCCTGCGCAAGATGGGCATCCCCAAGGAGTCGGTCTACAAGACGACGCTGGTGTCCCCAGCACAGGCTGAGAAGCTGCGCTGGAAGAAGCGCGATGGCACCGATGTGCAACTGACCGAGCGTCAACTGAAGACACTCGAACAAGAGTACGTGGTGAAGACGGTAGGCAAGCCGGTGGTCGCTCTGGCCGCTGACTCGCGCACCGCGATCACCACCAACGCTGCGCCGTTGTTCAGCGCAGTGCAATCTGAAGTGCCGGTCGAACTGCCGGCGTGGTTATCGTAAACCCTGAAAGGTAATTGTCATGTCCGATCTCGTATTTCTGTCGGGTGTTCGTCTCTCGTTCCCCCACCTCGCAGAGCCCCAGAAGCGCGTCTCACCCGAGACGGGCAAGGAGCGCCTGAGCTACTCCGGGGACTTCATCATGGCCCCCGACCACCCGGGGTTCAAGCAGTTCATGGCCAAGATCAACGAGATGGCTCTGGTCAAGTGGAAGGAGCACGCCGGCAACGTGCTGAACCTGATCAACGCTGACCGCAAGCTGCGCTGCTACGGCGACGGCAACCAAAAGGTCAACAGCAAGACCTTCCAACCCTACGATGGCTACGCGGGCAACGTGTACGTCACCGCCGGCCGGGACAACCCGCCGCAGATCATCCAGGCCGACGGCACGCCCGTGGACCCGACCAACACGATGGCCTACCAGGCGCTGACCCGCAAGATGTACGGCGGCTGCCGTGTCAACGTGGCCATCAAGCCCTGGCTGCAGGAGAACAAGCACGGCCGCGGCATCCGGGCCGACCTCGTGGCCGTGCAGTTCGCTGGTGACGACAAGCCGTTCGGCGAGGGCGCCGTGGATGCGTCGGGCATGTTCGGCGCTGTGGCCGGCGCTGCTGCCCCGGCACCGTCGTTCCTGCAGCCCGCTGCGGCGCAGATGCCCCTGCCTCCGTTCATGAGCGCGCAGTGATGAGGATGGGGCGGCGGTGCGCCGCCCCTCTTCTACAAGGTAACCATTGATGAAGATTCTCTCGTTTGGCGGCGGAACCGATAGCACTGCCATCTTGTGCGGTTGGGTCGAACGTGGGTTGGAACCATTCGATCTGATTCTGTTTGCCGACACTGGTGGTGAGCGCCCTCACACCTACGAACACATCGAGCGCATGCAGGAGTGGCTGCGCCGGCACGGGATGCCGCCGATCACCGTTGTGCGCAAATTGCGCCGCGACGGGCGTGTGCATACGTTGGAACAGAATTGCTTAGACGCGAAAATGTTGCCATCGCTGGCATATGGTTTCAAAGGTTGTTCACAGAAGTTCAAGGTCGCACCTCAAGAAAAGTACGCGAACAACCATTGGTTATCCAAGTTGACTTGGCAACGTGGTGAGCGAGTTGACAAGTACATTGGCTACGAGTTTTCCGAAACTCGGCGCTGGATGAAAGCACCAATCGAGGACGACAAGTATCGGTATCACTACCCGCTGGTTGAGTGGGAGTGGTCTCGTCCCGAGTGCCTTGCGGCCATTGACCGTGCTGGTCTGCCCCGCCCAGGCAAGTCATCGTGCTTCTTCTGTCCCGCGTCTACCAAACCTGAGATCGCAGCGCTGAAGCAGGAATACCCGCTGATGTTTCAACGGGCACTGGACATGGAAGCAAACGCTAATCTGACCAGCGTCAAAGGATTGGGGCGACGGTTTTCTTGGCGTGATTACGCAACGACGCTGGAAGAACCTGATGTTGTGCCTTGCATTTCATGCGCAGATGGCAGCAATAGTTGCGAGGTGTCCGCGTGAACGACTGGGTGTACGACTGCGAGACGTACCCCAACGTCTTCACGCTGTCTGTGATGCACGTCGAGGCACCCGTCAAGTTGATGTTCGAGATCAGCGAGTGGCGCAACGAGTCCCGGCAGATTGTCGAGTTCGTGCGCTACCTCGCTGACCGCAACGCCCGCATGGCGGGGTTCAATAACGTGGGCTTCGACTACCCCATCCTGCACACCCTGATGCAGATGGGTCAGTCTGACGCGCAGACGCTGTACCGCAAGGCGCAGGCCATCATCGAGCGCCAGGATGATGACGACCGCTGGCTGCACACGGTCAAGCCCAGCGACCGCATCGTGGAGCAGATTGACCTCTACAAGATCCACCACTTCGACAACAAGGCCCGCGCCACCAGCCTCAAGGCGCTGGAGTTCAACCTGCGCATGGACACCATCGAGGACTTGCCGTTCAAGGTCGGCACCACGCTGACCCGTGACCAGGTCGAGGTTTTGAAGAAGTACAACGAGCATGACGTCGAGGCCACGCGGCTTTTCTACCACCTGACCACGGACATGCTGCGGTTCCGCGAAGACCTCGCGATCAAGTACCCGGGCAAGGACTGGCTGAACTTCAACGACACCAAGATCGGCAAGGAATACTTCACGCTGCGCCTGGAGCAGGCCGGCGTCTCCTGCTACGACTTCGGCCCCGATGGACGCTCGCCGCGGCAGACCCCTCGCCCGGTGATCCACCTCAAGGACGCCATCCTGCCGTGGATCACGTTCCAGCAGCCCGAGTTCATCCGGGTGCTGAACTGGCTCAAGGCGCAGACGATCACCGAGACCAAGGGCGTCTTCACGGATCTCACGGCCACGGTCGATGGGTTCACGTTCGTCTTCGGCCTGGGCGGCATCCACGGCTCGCTGGAGAACGCGGTGGTGGAGTCTGACGACGAGCATGTCATCGTGGACCTCGACGTGACCTCGTACTACCCCAACCTGGCTATCACCAACGAGTTCTATCCGCAGCACCTAGGCAAGGAGTTCGTGGCGATCTACAGCAACCTGTTCGAGCAGCGCAAGCAGTACCCCAAGAAGAGCAGCGAGAGCGCCATGCTCAAGCTGGCCCTGAACGGCGTGTACGGCGATAGCAACAACAAGTTCAGCGTGTTCTACGACCCGCTGTTCACCATGAGCATCACGCTGAATGGGCAACTGCTGCTGTGCCTGCTGGCCGAGCGCCTGATGGAGATCGGCGGCCTGTCGCTGGTGCAGATCAACACCGATGGCGTCACGGTGCGCGTACCCCGCGCCAACATGTACTTTGTGGACAAGACGTGCGCATGGTGGATGCACATGACCGGGCTGAACCTAGAGCAGGTGCGCTACCGGCGCATGTACCTGCGCGACGTGAACAACTACATCGGGCAGTACGAGGACGGCACCGTCAAGCGCAAGGGTGCCTACGAGTGGAACATCGGCTGGCACCAGAACGCTGGTGGTCTGGTAATCCCCAAGGTGGCCGAGAAGGTGCTGGTGAACGGCGCACCGATCCGCGAGACGGTGGAGAACTGGCCGCACCTGCACGACTTCATGCTGCGCATCAAGGTGCCGCGCTCCAGCTACCTGCAGTGGGGTGACCACCAGGCGCAGAACACCACCCGGTACTACGTGGCCAAGGGCGGCAAGCCGTTGACCAAGTGGATGCCGCCGCTCAAGGGTAAGACCGACTGGCGCAAGTTCGCCGTGGAGAGTGGGTGGAACGTGCAGGTGTGCAACGACATCAAGGACGTTGGCCCTGAGATCGACTTCGACTACTACGTCAACGAGATCGAGAAACTGACATTGGGGTTGGCATGACCGACTTTGCAACCTGGGATCGAGAGACGCTCAACGCCTACGCCCAGGCTGCGAGGGACGAGATCGAGGCTCTGAGGGAAGAACTGCGCGTTGCCATTGACGCATACCGGAAACTGATCGTTGAGCAGGAGAAACGAGATGCTTGAAAAGAACATCGAAGCGAAGGTCTGCGGCTACGCCCGTGAGCGCGGGCTGCTGGCCTACAAGTTCACCTCACCAGCGCACGCCGCGGTGCCTGACCGGCTGTTCGTGCTGCCCAACGGGCGCATGTTCTTCTGCGAGTTCAAGCGCCAAGGCCAGAAGCCCACGCCGGCCCAAGAGCGCGAGCATCACCGACTGCGCCAGCACAAGGTCAGCGTGTTCGTCATCGACAACGTGGACGACGGGCTGCGGATGGTGGACGAGATGCTCGCATCATGCTGACCCCCAACCTCCTCCACGACTACCAGAAGAAGGCGGTCAACTTCCAGTCCACCCACGTCAACTCGATGATGTGGCTGGACATGGGGCTGGGCAAGACCATCATCACGCTCACCACCATCGCGCACCTCATCAACACCCGGTTCCTGCGGGGCGTGATCATCATCGCCCCCATCCGCGTGATCCGTCTGGTGTGGCGCCAGGAGGCCGCGAAGTGGGAGCACACCAAGCACCTGCGGTTCAGCATGGTCACCGGCACCCGGGACCAGCGCACCCGGGCGCTGATGCGCGAGGCTGACGTGTACCTGATGAACTACGACAACCTCAAGTGGCTCGGTGAGACGCTGCACACCTACTACGTCAGCAAGGACAAGCCGCTGCCGTTCAACGGTGTGGTGTGGGACGAGATCAGCAAGATGAAGAACAGCGCCACGGACCGCGTGCGAGCGGTCAAGCGCATCTTGGACAAGTTCGACTGGACCACCGGCCTGACCGGCACCCCGGCGTCCAACGGCTACAAAGACCTCCACGGGCAGTACCTGGTGGTGGACAAGGGGCAGCGCCTGGGCACCAGCAAGACCGCGTTCAAGACCCGGTTCTACAAGAAGGCCGGCCCCTACAAGGAAGTGCCCTACGACGACACCGAGACGGTCATCAAGACCCTCATTGGCGACATCACGCTGGAGATGAGCGCCGAGGACTACAACCCGCTGCCCGACCTCATCGTCAACAACATCGAGGTGGAGATGCCACCCGAGTTGCGTGCGAAGTACGAGCAGATGGAGCGTGAGTTCTTCACCGTGCTTGACAGCGGCAAGGAGATCGAGGTGTTCAACTCGGCCGCGCTGACCAACAAGTGCCTGCAGTTCAGCAACGGCGCGGTGTACCCTATCGCCGGCATGCCGCTGTGGGAGCCCGTGCATCAGTTGAAACTTGAAGCCCTTGACGAGATACTGGACGAGGCGCAGGGCTCACCCGTGCTGTGCGCCTATGCCTACCGATCAGATGCCGAGCGGATCATGGATCGGTTCAAGGCGCTGCGGCCGATCAACCTGACCGAGTGCAAGACCGAGCGCGAACTGAACAACGCAATGGAGCGGTGGAAGAGCGGTGACTGCCCGCTGATGATTGGTCATCCGGCCAGCATGGGCCACGGCATCGACGGGCTGCAGCACAAGGGCCGCACGTTGGTGTGGTTCGGGCTGAACTGGAGCCTTGACCTGTACGACCAGTTCAACGCCCGGGTGCGGCGGCAGGGTCAGGGTGCTCCGGTGGTGTGCCACCGCATCCTGTGCCAGGACACCCTAGACCAGGCGCAGGCTCTGGCACTGGACGAGAAGGCGACTACGCAGGCCGGTCTGCGCAGCGCGGTGAAGGAATACCGGAAGCAAAAGGGTGTTTGACATGACCAAAAAAGAACCCCGCCAAGCGTGAACTCGGCGGGGTGTGCAACATCGACAAAGGAGGAGACGCCGGTTAACCGGCGCCCGTATGGTATGACATCATCGAGCATCGTGCAACAACATCCCGCGTCTGTTGACGCCTACATCAGACACGGGTGGTCGCTTGTGCCCATCCCACCGGGCACCAAGGGGCCGCGCACCGTGGGGTGGAACCGGCGCGAGTCGGCCCTGCGCTCTCAGGCCGATCTGCCCCCCGCGCACGGCATCGGCCTGGCCCATGCCTACAGCGGCACGATGGCCCTGGACATCGACGACTGGTTCACTGCCACCACGATGCTCTCGTTCATGGGCGTTGACCTGGCTGCGCTCTACGATGCGCCCGATGCGGTGATCGTGGACAGTGGACGGCAGGGCCACGGGAAGCTGCTGTACGCCATGCCCTTCGGCCTAGCGCTGCCGAGCAAGAAACTCATGGTGGACGTGGACGGCAAGGTGTCCAACTACCTCGACTTCCGATGCGCCACGGCCGACGGCCTGACGATGCAGGACGTACTGCCGCCGAGCATCCACCCCGACACGCAGCAGCCCTACCGCTGGGCAGGGCGCGGGCACTGGATGCGCATGCCGCTCATCCCGCCTGCACTACTCGACTTGTGGCAGACGCTGCTGAACGAGCCAGCGCCCGCGCCATCGCAGCCCACTGACACGGTGGAGGTGAACTGGTCCGAGATCCGCAGCGCACTGGACTCGATCAGTCCCGATGTCAGCCGCGACGAGTGGATCACCTGCGGCATGGCGCTGCACTGGGCAGGCACGCAGACCAATGACCTCGATGGCGCGTTCACCACCTGGCAGCAGTGGAGCGCCAAGAGCGCCGACAAGTACCCGGGTGATCGTGCCATCGCGGCGCAGTGGCGCTCGTTCAAGAGCGACAAGGCCACGGCGGTCAAGCTCGGCAGCCTGTTCCACCTGGCCCGACAGTCGGGCTGGGTGAAGCCCCCGCTGGACGCATCGGCCCTGTTCAAGCCCGCCGAGGCGCTGACCCAGCCGCAGGTGCTCATTGAGTCCAGCCGGGTGCCAGCGCCCGTGATGCGCGTGGAGTGGTGGCCGCAGGCCCTGGCCGACCGGGCCACCGAGGTCAGCGAGCACATTGGGTGCGACCCCATCGTGCCACTGTTCTCGGGCCTGGCGGCGGTGGCCGGTGCCATCGATGCCCGCTCCCGGCTGCGGCTGATGGAGGGCTACGAGGTGCCGCCGATCATCTGGCTGATGACCATCGGCTCGCCCGCAGACAAGAAGACCCCGGGCGCGAGTCCGATGGTCGAGGTGTTGCACCAGATCGAGGCCGAGGATTACCCGGCCTTCAAGAAGCGCATGCTGGACTGGGAGGCGCTGGAGGCCCGGCATGCGGTGAGCAAGAAGGAGTTCCTCGATGCCGCCTCCAGCCTTGATGTGACGGGGAACACGGCGCTGCCCACGGTGTCAGACCTGCCGCCCCAGCCCCAGCCGCTGCGCCTAAAGGTCTCCGACATCACCAGCCAGAAGCTGGTGAGGTATGCGGCAGAGCGGCCGCGTGGCCTGCTGTGCTACCTGGACGAGATGGCCGCCTGGACCAAGAAGATGAGCGACCGCCAGAGCGGCGAGGATCGCTCGACGTGGGTGCAGGCCTACGAGGCGAGGCGGTACGAGTATGACCGGGTAGGCGGCGGTGCGATCCTTGCCGAGTGCTTCGCGGTGAGCGTCTACGGCAACATCCAGCCGCTGGTCTACCGGGCCACGGTCGAGGCGCTGGCTACCGACGGCCTGCTGCAGCGGTTCATCCCCGGCATCCTGGACACGCGCAAGACCCGGCGCGGTGAGCCTGGCCCGCCGGCGCACTCGGCTGGGTGGGACCAGTTGGTGCGCCTGGTGTACTCACTGCCGGCACAGACCTACACGCTGGCCCCGGATGCCTTCACGCTGTTTCGAGAGTTCCAACTGTGGTTCGAGCAGAGCAAACGCGACGAGGTGGTGCTGGAGGCGGATCCCGCGTTCCTGACGGCCTACGGGAAGCTGGAGGGCACTGCGGCGCGCCTCGCGCTGCTGTTCCATGTGATCGAGTGCCCCTTCAGTAGCGTGGTCAGCCGTTCGACCCTTGAGCGGGCCATCAGCATGGTGCGCGGGTACGTGATCCCGGCGCTGCGGTACACGCTGGCCGAGTTCACCGGGGACTCGTTCGATATCTGGGTGCAGGGCTGGCTGCTGTACCACTGCGCGGGCAAGACCACGGTGACCCTCTCCGAGGTCAAGCGAGGCGCACGGCGGCGCATGGAGAAGGTCCAGAGCACCATCCTACAGGACCGCATGGTCATCGGTGCCATGCAGACCCTAGAGGAGGCCGGCTGGGTTGTGCGGCTCGATGACGGCTCGCGTGAGCACCTGCATCAGGCCGACTGGGCGATCAACCCGGC